ATGTGTGGACGCTTTTCACAGTCAATGACGCGAGAAGATTATCTCGCCCTTCTCGCTGAAGAAGTCGAACGAGACATTCCATATGACCCGGAACCGATCGGACGTTTCAACGTGGCTCCAGGTACCAAAGTTCTGCTTCTTAGCGAACGTGACGAGAAACTCCATCTTGATCCAGTTATCTGGGGATACTCCCCCGGATGGTGGGATAAACCACCGCTAATTAACGCACGCTCTGAAACTGCGGCCACCAGCAGAATGTTTAAACCACTCTGGCAGCATGGTCGCGCAATTTGCTTTGCTGATGGCTGGTACGAATGGAAAAAGGAAGGCGACAAGAAACAACCCTACTTCATTCATCGGGCCGATGGTCAGCCAATATACATGGCAGCGATCGGCAGCACACCATTCGAACGTGGAGATGAAGCAGAAGGTTTCCTGATAGTGACGGCTGCTGCCGACAAAGGACTGGTAGATATTCACGACAGGCGACCGCTGGTACTATCGCCAGATGCAGCTCGTGAATGGATGAGGCAGGATGTTGGAGGGAAAGAAGCATCGAAAATTGCATCGACGGTGCTGTACCGGCTAATAAATTTATATGGCATGCCGTGACGCGTGCCGTTGGGAATGCTGGGAATCAAGGACCGTAGTTAATAGAAACTATACGTTGATACGCGAAGCGACAGTGAGAGAATACCTGCTGGACGCGAGCTGCGGAAATTTTGTCACTAACATTCATAGAAACATGAAATTATCTATTTTCCCTACAAGCTATAACACTGCTACGCTTCTACATCCATGCGCTTTGCAGTTTATCATAGTGTTCAAAAATTGAGCGCGCTCACATTACTCACGTCTATGGAGTGAGAGTATCTTTTCAGATTCCAGAGGAGCTATGATATGAAAAAGAAGCCATTGCATATATTCGATTCTCCGCGCCAATTCAGCAATATGGTGATTCTCTCCGACGTCAGAATCAGCTAATTGATGAATGGATAGCCCAAAACCCTGAATATGAGTTAGATAATCTGACTTACCAAGACTTGGGGCTCAGCGCTTTTAATGGAATAAATGCTCTTCGTGGCTCTCTATCAGACTTTCTTGATGCAATCGAACATGGTTTCATCAAAAAAGGTACTGTTTTGCTGGTTGAGAGTCTTGACCGACTATCAAGAGAAAAAATAGGTGACTCTACTGAACGGCTACGGCATATTTTAAAAGCGGGAGTTGAAGTTGTAACCTTATCGGATCGGATGCATTACAATGAGGAATCACTGGATGATCCTTATGTTCTAATTAAAGCTATTTTGATTGCACAACGAGCTAACGAGGAGAGTGAGATAAAGTCTAAGCGTATGCGGTCTGTCTGGCAGAAAAAAAGAGAGGACGCGGAAAAGAATGGAAAGCTTTTAACACGATCATGTCCCCGATGGTTAAAAGCAACAGAAGATGGAGGGGGGTTTGAAGTTTTGCCTCAACATGCCAAGACTATTAAATATATTTTTAAACTGCGTTTAAAAGGCCATTCACTTAATGGAATTACAAAAATTCTTAATGATAAAAAAACTCAAACTCTGACAGGAAACTCAGGAGTATGGAATCCATCGACGATAGAAAAAATCCTCGGAAACAAAGCTGTAACTGGTACGTATTGCCCATCATACAGAACAATGTCTAAAGGCGTGAAAAATATAGATAATTATTACCCGCGCATTATCTCATATAAAATATTTCAAGATGTGCAAGAAATTAGATTAACTCCATTTGGACGTGATAAAACATATGATAATCCTTATTTAATTAATTTATTTCGTTCTATTCTTCGTTGCAGTTCGTGTGGGTGTTCGATAATCATGACAGGGATAGATAACAAAGGAATGGGATATTACGTCTGTCCAATGAGGAGACTCCATCGTTGCAGCACGCCTCCAATTAGGCGAGACTTTACTGACCAGGTTCTTGTCGGTGTATTGTTAGCAAATATGGATTTTTTGCAGGATAGTTTTTCAGGTAAGAATGCAATCAAACAACTTGAGCACTATTTGGTTGATGTCCATATAAAGATTAATCACCTTCTTGACGCACTTCAGATAGCTCCGGATGTCATGGAATTATCAAACAGAGTCAGACTCCTAAGTAAAGAATTACGTGATGGCGAGTTGAGATTAAGGACCCTCAAGTCCAGAGGAGGAAATACTACTGGTGAAATGGTTGCCAGCATGGAGCTAGACAACAAAATAAATAGAGAGAAATGTCGTAATTATGCATTAAGTAATATTGAACAAATAATCATTGACACAGCAATGCAAAAATGTGACATCCATTTAATGAATAGCTTGAGAATTCTTAATTTCCCACTTAGAAAAATAATCCATCATGATAATTTTATCAGTTCTTTAGCCTTTATAGATAATAATACACTTATTTTTTGAGCCTTATAATTTAATTTTGAGGGGCTGAAGGGTGCAAAAGACATCATTCTGGACGAACTTAGCAAGAGGGTTCACCGGATTTTCCCCGATGCTGATATCACCATCTTTCTGCCGCAGCATATGAAGTAGTTTGATTTAGGAATTCCTGTTACTAACTCAGGTGTAGAACATACAACCACATACAATTCTTTACATTCATTGTTTTTTATGAATACTACTTAGTAATTACGTTGATGTAATGAAATTCAATGGATGAAATATGAATATATTTGAACAAACACCACCTAACCGCAGACGTTATGGCCTGGCTGCTTTTATCGGGTTAATCGCCGGTATCGTATCAGCATTCGTTAAATGGGGTGCTGAAGTACCCTTGCCGCCTCGTAGCCCGTCTGATATGTTCACTACTGCATGTGTTCCGGAATCATTAATCAGAGCGGCGGGACAAATTGATTGCTCCCGCAATTTCCTGAACCCTCCATATATTTTCCTTCGGGACTGGATGGGACTTGCAGATCCTAACGCAGCGGTCTACACCTTTGCCGGGCATGTGTTTAACTGGGTTGGTGTAACACACATCATTTTTTCTATTGTGTTCGCCGTAGGCTACTGTGTAGTTGCAGAAGTTTTTCCCAAAATTAAACTCTGGCAGGGGTTGTTGGCTGGTGCATTAGCCCAGCTTTTCGTACATATGATTTCCTTCCCTCTCATGGGACTGACCCCTCCTCTCGTTGACCTTCCATGGTATGAGAATGTATCCGAAATTTTTGGTCATTTAATCTGGTTCTGGTCAATCGAAATTATTCGACGAGATCTACGTAACAGGATTACTCACCAACCGGATCCGGAAATCCCTTTGGGGACAACCCGCTGATACCATCAAGCATGAGAAAGAGCAGATGAGCAGGACGGTTCAGGAAATGTTTGAAGAGGCTGATATGTGGCTGGTGTCAGATTAAGGGACAATATGCCGCAGTGACGTCATTGCATACGACGCGCTGCGGCAACTACCTATTGCTGAGGCTCCTGCTGAATTTGCTCAAGCTCCAGTTCAGTGTTTTTCATTGCCGTCATCGCATCGTCATTACTCCTGTTCCAGATACTGTCTGATGGCATCTGCACACGCACTGAGACAAACGCATCTGTCGGTATGTCTACTGGCTCGCCATCGGTCACCGTTTCTGTAAACACACCGTGTTCATCTGTGTTTCCTATTCTGTTTCGGGCAAATGATGGCGATGATGCGTGAACCCGGTGATAGGTTTTTATCAGCACCGTTCCGTCAGCATTAACCGTGTAATCCAGCCAGATACGTGGCTGCTTATTGCGATCAACAGGTATTTCAAAACCACCATCAACTCCGCCCCACGCCGCATCAGCATTCAGACCTGTACACCCACTTATCAGGTATTCCCCTGCAGACAGGCGTGTAACAACACACCCTTCTGATTCCTCATTGGTTTCATATTGTCCATCTGAGAAAACCTTAACTACCGGGGATGATCGCTTGATGAAACCGTTAGAATCTACGGTTGTGTTTCTTGAATGCCATAGTCTTGACCAGCCTTTCCACTGCTCATAAGACGTTTTATCGGATCGCTTTGAGTTCAGATAATATTCATTATCTGAACCCCAGCTACTGGCCAGCGCTGTTCCAATATTATCTGCTGTTGACGGGAAGAAATTGACGGTACTGTACTTTGCCGGAGCATCCCAGGGACCGATGTTGATCGTATCTCCCCAGCTGAACATGGCGAAGTCTCGTCTGGATGTAAACGAGGCATACCAGCTACCACCGCTACCGTCTGTTAACTGTCGGTTTGTCGTGGCAGACAGACTCTGGCGGGCTGACTCGGGACTGTTGCCCCCCGTACCACCCTGAGTGACACTTAAAGGCGTTGTTAACCCGCTGAGGCTGGTGATGTCACTGTTAGCACCTTTTTTAGCGTAATCATCAAGAGCCGTCTTATCTGCCTTTTTATCCAGGTCCGTTTTGTCAGCTTTCTTATCCACCAGGCTCGCGATACTGTTCCAGGCTGGTCCGGAAAAGCTGGTACCGTCAGGTAATCTGACGGTAATTGTTCCGGTACCGCTGAATACCTGCTGCCAGTTCTGCTTGTCGTAATTCAGGCCGCGAAGCGCCTCAGCACTCTGTGTCACCAGCGCGGCGGTCACCATATTCAGCGCCACCCGAGGAACCGCTGACCATGCAGCCACCGACTGAGTAGGTCCGGTATAGTTACTGACCAGCGTCAGTCCTGTATTGCTTTCGATTGTTTTGACCGGGAGCGTATATGGTATGCCGCCTACAGTGGCAACAACAAAATCGCCGGCTGCCAATTCGGTAGTAAATGAAGTCCCCG